AGATCAGTAGACCCAGGAGGTAGTTAAAAATGGCAATTAACCAAGCAGTTTGTGCAACATTCAAACAGCAGTTGTTAGATGGCGATCATGATATATCAAGCGATACAATCAAACTCGCTCTCTATACAGATTCTGCTACTTTGGATGCAAACACATCAGCCTATTCCGCTTCAAACGAAGTCGGTGATTCAGGTTCATATTCAGCAGGCGGTGGAACTTTAGCAAATGCTAACGTCAGCTTAACCAAAACTAACGCAACAGCATCAACAGCTTTTGTAGATTTTGATGATTTATCATTTACGAGTGCAACAATCTCAGCTCAAGCAGCTTTGATTTACAACACTTCATCTGCAAACGTAAATGCTTCAATCGCAGTGTTAGACTTTGGTGGCGTGAAGTCATCCACAAACGGAACTTTTACAATTCAGTTCCCAACAAACGACGCTACAAACGCAATTCTAAGAATTAGCTAAGGCATATTTACAAACAAGCTACATGCTTGTAGGATAAGATATGTCTTTTGCTGATTCATCTTTCGCTAGTGCACCCTTTTCCGCAGAGGGTATTGACAACACCGTTGTAGTTCTTACAGGTGTCTCGTCAACTATTGCTTTAAATAATCTGATTATTTCTGCTGGTGGTAGTGTCATTGTTACCGCAGCAGAAGATCAAATGGATTTTGCAATTGGCACTGTCATTGCGGAAGCTCAATCTATTGTTTCCGTCACAGGACTTGAAGCTGAGTCTGATGTAGGTACAGCCACTACAGGAATCATCAGTGTTATTGAGCCGACAGGTATTGAAGTAGAAACCAATCTTAATAATGTAGACATAGTCGCTGGTGGCAGTGTTACTTTAACTCCTCCTGCTGACTTGATGGACACTGAACTAGGGTCTGTAGTAGTTCAAGCAAATGCTGATGTGGTTTTAACAGGATTAGAAACTGAGGCAGATGTAGGAACAGTGAGTGCTGAAGCAGGAGCAATCGCTTCGCCTTCTGGTGTATCTATGCAATTTGCTGATGGAGATACAACTGAAACAGGAACAGCATTAGTAGAACCTTCTGGACTTGCTCTAAGTGTAGGTCTAAATGATTTAACAATTATTGCAGGTGGAAATGTAACTGTGACCGCCCCTGCTGATCAAATGGATTTTGCTATTGGTTCTATCACAACAACTGCTGGTGCGGTTGTGGAACTTACAGGTTTAGGAATACAGTTTAGTGATGGAACAGCAATAGCGACAGGAGCAACTTTAGTGACACCAACAGGAATACAGTTGACAACAGCACTTGGAAAAGAAACAATAGCAGGAGCATGGGGACCCGTTATCCCTGGAGCATCAAATTCGTGGACAGAGGTTGCAGCATAAGGTATAAAAAGACATGGCATTTCAAGTAGCAGATAGAGTCAAAGAAACATCGACAACGACAGGTACAGGCACTCTTGATTTAGGAGGTGCTCCCGATACTTATGAAACATTTGTAGCGGGTATTGGAAATGGAAACACAACCTATTATGCTATCGCTAACAGAGCAGCAAACGAATGGGAAGTGGGCATTGGTACAGTCACCGATGCAGCTACAGACACTCTTTCTCGTGATACTGTTATTTCTTCATCAAATTCAGATAATTTAGTCAACTTTTCCGCAGGTACAAAAGACGTTATTTGTACACTGCCTTCTGAAAAATCTTATGTTTTAGATAATGCAGGCGACACAACAATTTCAGCAGACTTATCTGTCACTTCTATTAGTGGTTCAGGTGCAGGTCTTACAGGTTTAAATGCCTCTAATCTAGCAAGTGGTACATTACCAGATGCGAGATTCCCCGCAACACTTCCTACTGCAAGTGGAGCTAACTTAACAACTTTAAATGCATCAAATGTTTCTTCTGGTACTTTATCAAACGATCGATTAGATACCGTACCTACAACTAAAGGTGGTACTGGGCTGACTACAATTGGATCTGCAAATCAAGTTCTTGCAGTAAACGGAGGTGGAACCGCACTAGAATATCAAACTATCTCTGCTGACATCACAGGAGTCACTGCTGGGGATGGTTTAACAGGTGGAGGCACAACAGGCGATGTCACATTAAATGTTGGAGCAGGTAATTTAATTGATGTTGCTGCTGATACAGTTTCTGTCGATTTATCAGAATTGACTACTTCAACTTCAGATGCTGATGGTGATTTTTTCTGTGTTGTTGATTCAGTCAATGCACAAAAGAAATTGACAAAAGGTAATATTAATCTTTCAGGATTTAATAATGATTCTGGATTTATTGATGGTTCTTCTTTAAATGCAAGTAATTTAAGCAGTGGGACAGTGCCCTCTGCTAGATTAAGTTTAGTTGCATCGGATATTCCAAACTTAGACACGTCAAAATTAACATCGGGAACTTTAGGCACTGCGAGAGGTGGAACAGGGTTATCAACCATTGGATCTGCCAATCAAGTTCTTGCAGTAAACGGAACTGGAACTGCTTTAGAATATCAAACTATTTCTGCTGACATCACAGGTGTGACTGCGGGTAATGGTTTAACAGGTGGTGGAACTACAGGCGATGTCACTTTAAATGTTGGAGCAGGAACAGGTATCGATGTAGCTGCTGATTCAATTTCTGTTGATGTATCTGACTTCATGACCAATGGTTCGAACAACAGAGTTCTAACTGCCACAGGCACTGATGGTATGAATGCTGAGGCCAACATGACTTTTGATGGCTCAACTTTAGTGGTCGCAGGTGGTGCAACATTCACTGCTAACGTATCATTAGGGGATAATGATTATTTAAGATTTGGTGCTTCTCAAGACTTACAGATTTATCACGATTCCGCTGCTAACCACAGCTATATTTCTGAAGGGGGAACTGGTGATTTAATTATTGAAGGAGGTAACATTCGCCTCGAAAATGGTTCAAGTGAATACTACATTAGAACCTATAATAATGCTCAGGTTGAGCTTTATTATGACAACGCAGAAAAACTAGCCACCACATCTACTGGTATATCTGTAACAGGAACCGTGGTCGAATCTTCAAGTTTAGCGTACAAAGAAAACGTACAACCACTCGAGTTCAATGATGCTATCTACAATGTTAATGCCGTGAAGTATGACAGAAAAGATGGTTCTTCGAAAAATGAAGTGGGTGTGATTGCGGAAGAACTATATGAAGTTTTACCTGATCTAGTCGAATGCAAAGACGGTAAACCTGATGCAGTCAAATATACAAAAATGACGATGTATCTCTTAGAAGCCTTGAAAAAACAAAATCAAGAAATACAATTATTAAAGGAAAAATTAAATGGCTAGTACCTATTCAAGTAGTTTAAAATTAGAGTTAATGGAAACAGGGGCAAATGCCAATACCTGGGGAAATAACACTAATACCAATTTACAAACAGTCGATGCTTTTACAGCAGGATTTTTATCAAAAGATGTGGGTGGTTCGGCTAATGTTACTTTAACAACAAACAATGCTGATCCGACTGCGGAAGCTTCTAATAAAGTTTTAGATTTAAATGGAACACTAACTGCAAACATTCATGTTTTTATCCCTGCGGTAGAAAATAATTATATAGTTTATAATAATACCTCAGGATCTTTTTCCGTTACGGTTGCGGCTACAGGGCATGCTGCCAATGGTATTGCAGTAACACAAGGAGAATACGCTTATTTATATTGTGATGGTTCTGCTAACTATAATGTAAAAAATTCTCTATCTCGTTTATCGGGAGATGTCACGATTGGTGGCACAATTACGGAAGAGTCAAGCATTGCCTTAAAAGAGAATATTAGACCTTTAGAAAACCTAAATGGCATCTATTTCATTAACGCTGTAAAATACGATAAAATTGATGGTTCTCAAAAAGATGAAACAGGATTCATAGCAGAAGAAGTCTATAAATATATTCCTGAATTAGTTCAATTAAAAGATGGCAAGCCTGAAGCTGTAAAATATACCAAGATGACAGCCTATCTTTTAGAAGCTATTAAAGAATTGAAAAAAGAAATAGAAATGTTAAAAAGGAGTAAGTAAATAACATGGCAAATTTAGTATCATCAACTCTTACAGGAAATCTTACAGTCACTGCAAATGTAAGTGCTGCAAATTATACTGGAAATGGAGCAGGCTTATCAGGAATAGCTTCTTTTGATTCTGGAACAAAAATGGTTTTTTATCAAGCATCTGCTCCGACAGGATGGACACAAGATACAGCAGCTGCTTTATCTAATACCGTGATGTCAGTTGTCACAGGAACGGGTGGAGGCACAGGTGGTTCGACATCTTACTTCTCATCATTCTTAGCAACAACTAATAAATCTGCACCTGGTCAACCTGTTTCTGGTTCTGTTTCAGGAACAGTGGGAGATACTACTCTTTCAACACCAACTATTGCCTCTCACACGCACCCAGCACCAGGCGGAACTACAAATCCTAGTGGTGCTGACTTCACTCCAAGACCAAATCCTGGTGGTGCGGATCCCAAATCATCACAAACTTTTACATTTGTTACTGGTTCTGCAGGTGGTGGAGGTGCTCATGCTCACCCATTTAGTGGTTCTTTATCATCTGCAACAGCAGATGTAACTATTCCAGCTGCCGATGTTAAATACGCAAACGTGATTGTTGCCACAAAAGATTAAGTGTTAATATCTATTCAAAAAGAATACGATAAAATATTTTTAGATAGAACTAAAGTAACCCATATTCCAAACTTTTTTAAATTATCTGAAGAATTTGATTTTAATAAATTAGTTTTTTTTCTTGATCGATTAGAACAAAATTTAGTAATTAGTCAAAATGGAAAAGTAAAACTTGGAGATTTTCATATTTTCAATGAAGGAAAAGAATTTTGTAATTTAGTTTCTTCAGTGCTAGATAATAAAAAGTTTCAAAGTATTAATACTTACATTTTTTCATCTTTGACTAAAAGTGGTGCGTCAGGTAATCATCATGATGAAGAATCGGTATTTTTATTTAATGTGTTTGGATCGGTGATTTATAATATTTATGATGAAAAATCACATAAGTCTTTTTTGTTAAATCAAAATGATTTTTTATTAATACCTAAAAAAATTGTTCACGCTGCAATTCCTCTAGGGCCAAGGATTGTTGTTTCAGTGGGAGTATTTGATTAATGCCTATATTTGATCCCGATGGGAAGTGTCCACTACTCAATAAAAAATGCATCAAGCATCAATGTGTTTGGTACAATATGCTTCAAGGAAAGCACCCTCAAACAGGGTTAGATGTACAAGAATGGGGATGTTCCATTGCATGGCTTCCTTTGTTGTTGGTCGAAAATTCGGCAAAAATGACAGGCGTTCAAGCCGCTACGGAATCCTTTAGAAATGAGATGGTCAAAGGTCAAAATGTCATGAACAATATCTTAGCCGCAAATCCACAAACAAGGAAAGAGATGAAAACTATTAGTAGTTTATTTGGAAAAATAGGAGATCATCAAAAGGCGATAGAAAAAAATGATCCTAAAATGGAAGATGAAACTATTAGACAATTAAGTAATAATAAGATAAAAGTAAAGAAAGGAAAAAAAGATGGCAACAACAGTAAATAACACAACTGCAAATTCTAGAATCACAATAATATTTGATTCTGGAATAAATCCTAAATCTGAAAATGACGGTCCTAGGCTAGGCACTGGTAATACTGAATCTGATGTTTATATTGATAATAAAACATATTTAAATATTAGATCGCATACTGAAATAGATGCTAATGTTCATGCTATTCAATGGAACGCTACCACTAACACAGGTGAGTTAGAATATATAGATAACAGAGAAAACGAATCATTAAGTTCTTTCCCTCAATGGGCAAGTAATGTTGTTATAAGATGTGAGGCTCAAGATATTTGGCAAGATACTTATAATAATACTAAAGCTAGTCTGTTGCAAGCATGGGAAGATGCTGGTAATAGTTTAGATACTGATTATTACCCAGAAGATATAGATTCAATTAATACTGCTGCAGATACAGCTAGAAATAATTATCTTTCCGCACATAATATTACTTTCTAAGTAATATTATGTATAAATAAAAAATGAAAGAATATGTTTTAGAGGTTAAAAAAATAATTCCTCAAAATATTTGTAAAAAAATAATTAGTTATTTTGATCATAGTTATAATGACGCAACTACTATGGGATCTGAAAAAGCAGATAAAAATGTTAGGAATTGTTTAACAAGAAGTATTTTAAATACAAAAACATTTGGAGAGCATATTTACTCAAAACTTATTCAAAAAACTATATTTGATTGTGTGCAACATTATCAAAAACTATATACCGTTGATATAGATAAAATCTCTCAACTCGATCTTTTAAAATATGAAACAAATAAATTTAAAGCAGGTTATCATTTTCATATAGATTTTGGGTTAGGTTGTTCTGAAAGAAGTTTATCTATTTCTATTTGTTTAAATAACGAATATACAGGAGGAGAATTTGTTTTCGATTTACCAGAAGGAAAACACACTATTCCTCAAAATGTTGGAGATGCAGTTATTTTTCCTTCTAATTTTATGTTTCCACATCAAGTAAATAAAATCACAAGTGGGACAAGATACGCTTTAATAGGATGGGTTATATAATGGAACCAATTTTCATAAAAGAATTTTTACCACAACAAATTTTAAATTTGTCGTATTCTTATACAATTATTAAATTTAGTAACGAAACTAAACAAATTTCCGATTCTCAAACAAGTTCTTTAATATGGGAATATGGTGATTATTTAATGGAAACATTAATGGATATGAGCACTCCTGTGGTAGAACAAAATGTAGGAAAAAAATTATGGCCAACTTATTCCTATTTTAGAATTTACGATAAAGATTCTGATTTAAGAATACATACAGATAGAGAATCTTGTGAGTACACAGTAGCTTTATGTTTAGGAGCATATCCTGTTGATCAACCTTATGAAATATTTGTTGGCGAAGAAGATGAAACTTCAGATTATAAATACTACAGTGATGAAGGAAAATATAAAAGATATCGAATCGATCATAAGTTTCCGATGTTTCCTAATAATGCAGTGATTTTTAAAGGAATGGATAAAATTCATTGGCGAGAGATATGTGCACACGATCATTTTGTTACAGTGTTTTTACATTACGTGGATCAAGATGGTCCCTATAAAGATTTTAAGTTTGATAAAAGAAACATGTTAGGAGAAAAATAATGATTAAACCAGAAGAACTAAAAGAGAAGAATTTTAAAATATTCTTAGGAATGCCTATGTATGGTGGGATGCTTACTGAGAACACGATGCACGGATTACTGCAACTCCAACAATGGTCCATGGCCAAAGGTGTAGGATTAAGAATGCAATCTATGGGAAATGAAAGCCTCATCACTCGAGCAAGAAATACCATTGTTTCCATGATGATGGATGCAACTGATTACGTAGCGACACACTTGTTGTTTATTGATTCCGATATTGGCTTTCAAGCTCAAAATATAGAGCGAATGCTTTGTTTTGATAAAGATGTGGTGTGTGGTATTTACCCAAGAAAACATGTTCATTTTGAAAAAATACCTCAAATACTAAAAGATAATCCTAATGCGACTCCTGAGGAATTAGAGGTTAAATCTCTAGGATATAATCTTAATTTTGATGATCCCATGAATGTTAAAATGGAAAATGGTTTTTGTAGGGTACAGGAAGCAGCGACAGGAATGATGTTGGTTAAAAGAGAAGTCTTTCGCACGATGATGAAAAAGTTCCCTGAGCGTAAATATGAATCTGATCAAATTATTAATGGTAAGTCTTTTAAATCTGATAATTGTTATGACTTATTTTGTGCAGGTATATACGAAACAAGTCCAGGAAAGAAAAGATACTTATCGGAAGATTATTACTTCTCTCGATTATGGCTAGAATGTGGTGGCGAGATATGGGCAGATATAGCAATGCCTCTAACTCACTTTGGAAATAGAGCTTTTAAAGGTCATGTTGGTTCTTTATTTCAAAAAAAATGATTGAACAAATTATCCACAAAGATTCTTTTTTTGTAAATGAATATTTTGGCGATACAAATCAAATAGATGCACATATAAAACATCTTATTACTTTTGATAAAGGAAGGATTTTAAGCAATGAAGGGGGATATCAAAGTAATGATATTACTTTTGGTTTTAATGAACTCATTCAGTTTGCGATTAATAGTCTTGCTTCCATAGATATAAAAGTAACACTATCTAATTTTTGGTTAAATATAAATCAAGGAAATAATTTTAATATTTTACATATACATGCCTTAGAGGCATGGTCGGCAGTATATTATCATAAAGTTTGTTGTGATAAATCCACGTTAAACTTTCATAACCTTATTCCTACTATCCATAATAGAGTATTCTCATATCCACCCAAAGAAAAACAAATGATTTTTTTTAAAGCAATACAGCCTCATTCTGTTAGTCCTTGTCATAACGTAGGACACGAAAGAATTTCAATAGCTTTTAATTTTCATAAATTGTAGTATATTGGCTAAATGCCATTAACTAATTTTACAATAAAACCAGGCATTAATAAAGAAGTCACCGATTATACGGGTCAAGGACAATGGGTTGACTCCGATAATGTACGCTTTTTTAATGGCCTACCTCAAAAAATCAAAGGTTGGGACAAGTTTGTTGAAACCACGATTGTGGGTGTGGTACGAGATCAACATGCTTGGATTTCTTTAGATGGCACGAGGTACGATGCTTTTGGTACTGATCGAAAATTATATGTTTATGAAGAAGGATTAGTTTTTGATATTACTCCGATTCGAGCAACCGAAGCTTTAACGGATCCTTTTACCACCAATGGCACAGCCACTGTTTTAGTGACAGACTCAGGACATGGCTGTGAACAAGGTTCTTTTGTGACTTTTGATTCTTTCTCGACCATTGACGGACTTGATATGAATCAAGAATTTGAAGTGACCTCGGTGGTTAATACTTCGGCTTATACAGTGACTCATACATCAACTGCAAGTGGTTCAACCGCAGGCGGTGGTGGGACAGGTAATGCAGAATATCAAATTAATCCTGGCCCGGCTTTCTCAACTGCTGCTTATGGTTGGGGAACCGATGGTTATGGTTTAGGGGGTTGGGGTGAGCCTTCCACCGTTTCAAATGTAACCTTAGAGGCAAGACAGTGGTCACTCGATAACTTTGGTGAAGACTTAATTGCCACTCAATTAAATGGTGGTACCTATCGTTGGGATACCTCTGTTGGTACGTCA